GGATGATTACACGCCGATCTATGATGCGGAGGCTGGCACCTTCCATCAGCTTCCAGCCGGTGTGGAGTTCCAAGCGTTTGATCCCAACCACCCGACCAGCGCCTTTGCCGACTTTGAGAAGGCGATCTTGCGCGGCATCGCGGGTGGTCTTGGGGTTAGCTATACATCGCTCGCTAACGACTTGGAGAATACAAGCTATTCCTCGATCCGGCAGGGGGCGCTGGAAGAGCGCGACTTCTACCGAACGCTGCACGCCTTTATGATCGAACACTTTATGGACCCGCTCTATCGGGTGTGGTTGGAGCATGTCATGGACATGGCGCTGATCTCGATCAACGGTCCCGGCAAGTTTGAGAAGTTCACTGAGGACTACACATTCCGCGCTCGTGGCTTCCAGTGGGTCGATCCGCAGAAGGAAATGAACGCTGCAATCATGGGGCTGCAAAACGGCATCCTCAGTCACACAGACATCGCGGCCAACTATGGGCGAGATGCTGAAGAGACGTTTAGCCAGATTCAGCGGGACAAGGAAACCTCTGAGCGATACAACCTCTCGATGGCGTATGAGCCGTTTGGCAACAAGCTGCCGGTTCAGGCCGAGATAGATGGAGGCGGCGATGTCTGAGTCTTACAAGCCGACGGCGGGGATGCGTGAAGAGGCGCAGCGTGGCCTTGATTGGCGCAAAGAGTATGGCCGAGGTGGCACTGAGGTGGGTGTTGCGCGGGCGCGAGACATCGTGAACGGCAAGAACCTCTCCGAAGACACCGTGAAGCGCATGTTCAGCTTCTTTTCCCGGCATGAGGTGGACAAGCAAGCCGAAGGCTTTAGCCCCGGCGAAGAGGGATACCCGTCTGCTGGGCGCATAGCCTGGGCGCTTTGGGGCGGAGATGCGGGCTTTTCTTGGTCCCGTGATAAGGTGGCAGGCATGGATGAAGATCGCGCAGTGCAAACAGACGAAAAAGATGATATTATCCCCGGAGAAAACGAGGATACAGAGATGGTTGAGCAGCGTGCAGAGCCGGATGAATTGAGCGTTGGCGATTGGGTTGAGTGGAACTCAAGCGGCGGCGAGGCATACGGAAAAATCGAACGCATCGAGCGTGACGGTCAGATTGACGTGCCGGATTCAGACTTCGTTATCAACGGCGACGAAGATGATCCCGCCGCACTGATCGAGGTCTACCGCGAAGGCGAAGATGGCTGGGAAGCATCTGGCGTCATGGTTGGGCATCGCTTTTCGACACTCACAAAGGTTGAGGAGCGCGGCTACAAAAAGGAAGATCGCTTCAGCCGCGATGACATGAAGACACGCGCAATGTCTGCGGACACTGATGTCGTGAACGAGGAGCGCCGGACGGCCCGCATCGCTATTTCGAGTGAAGCGCCTGTTGGACGTAGCTTCGGAGACGAAATTTTGGACCATTCAGAGGCGTCCATTGACCTTGAGTTCGCTCGGTCAGGCCGGATGCCTCTGCTTCTGGACCATGACCCACGTCAACAAATTGGCGTGGTTGAAGATGTTAGCCTTGATAGTGCGAGCCGCGTGTTGCGGGGGACGGTCCGTTTTGGAAAGAACGGTCTTGCTAAAGAGGTTTTCGACGATGTGATGGACGGTATCCGTTCTAACATCAGCGTTGGCTATGCAGTCAACAAAATGGACCGTGAGGGCAAGGATAGCTTCCGTGTTTCCTCTTGGTCGCCCATGGAAGTCAGTTTTGTAAGTATCCCCGCTGACCGGACAGTCGGTTTGGGACGCAGCGCAGATGACGACCTTCAATCCCGTAAACCTGAAACTCCCCGAAAGGAGATCACAATGTCTGAGCAATCTCAGATTGATGTGGAAGCGGTGAAGGCCGAAGCTGCCCGCGCCGCCGCCAAAGACACCGCCGAGATGTATCGTCTCGCAGCCAAGCACAACCAGCGCGATCTGGCCGATAAGGCGATTTCCGAGGGTAAAGACTTGGCCGCATTCCGTGGCGAACTGCTTGAAGCAATCGGCGATAAGCCGCTTGATAATCAAGACATCGGCATGGAGCGCAAAGAGGTTAAGAACTTCTCGCTCATGCGTGCGATCCGCGCAATGGCAAACCCGACAGACCGTAAGGCAGCAGACGCTGCTCGCGGCGAGTTCGAGGCTTCTGCCGAAGCGGCAAAGCGTGCAGGCGTAGATGCTCAAGGTCTCTACATCCCCACCGACGTTCTGCGTTCTTGGGGTCAGCGCGACCTGAACACCTCGGACGATTCGGCGATGGTTGCCGAAGACTATCGTGCAGGCGACTTCATTGACGTTCTGCGCAATGCGTCTTCGGTTATGCAGGCCGGTGCAACGATGCTCACAGGTCTTGTCGGCGATGTCAAAATCCCGCGCAAGTCCACCGCATCCTCGGCAGCGTTCATCTCGACAGAGGGCGGTGCTGCGGCTGAGTCCGAGCCGACCTTCGGTCAGGTCACAATGTCGCCGAAGACACTTGGTGCCTTCACTGACATCACTCGCCTGATGATGATGCAGTCCAGCCTCGACATTGAGGCGCTGGTCCGCAACGACCTGTCCACCGCTCTGGCGCTCGCCATCGACAACGGCGCTCTGCAAGGTTCCGGCACCAGCGGCAATCCCACTGGTATCAAGAACACTTCGGGCATCAACGCTCCGACTGCGTTCGCTGCTGCAAACCCGACCTTTGCGGAAGTGGTGGCGATGGAGACCGCTGTTGCCGAGGACAACGCTCTGATGGGTAACCTCGCATACATCTTGCCCGCAAGCATGTATGGCGCTCTGAAGACGACTGTGAAGGACTCTGGTTCCGGTCAGTTCGTTGTGGAGCCTGGCAACACGATCAATGGCTACCGTGCGATTGTGTCCAACCAGGTTACCGCAGGCGACCTGTACTTCGGCAACTTCAGCGACCTGCTGGTCGGTATGTACGGCGGTCTCGACATCACCGTCGATCCGTACACCAACAGCACGTCCGGCACGGTTCGTATCGTTGCCCTCCAGACCATTGACGTGGCTGTCCGTCACGCAGTGTCGTTCGCCTTCAATAACGACGGCGTATAATGCTAAAGTGGTCGAGCCAGTCGAGCCTTTCTGGCTCGGCCACACACTCTGAGGAAGCCCCGATGCCATATGTTGTTTTGAAATCATGCTTTGCAGCAGGCGGTCGCCGCAGCGCCGGTGATGTGCTGAATATCCCCGCCGATGAGGCGAAGGCGCTGACTGCTATGGGCCGCATTGAGTATGTGACGCCTTCCAAAAAGGAAGAGCAGACGGATCGCTCGGTGGCACTTGAGGGCAGCAAAACCCCAAAGCCGACGACACGGAGGAAAAAGCGTGAAGATTAAGATCGAGAAGTCCTGCAAGTCGGGCGGTGTTGGCCTCAAGGTTGGTCAGGTCCATGATCTGAATGACCGGATCGCGCAGAAGCTGATAGGGCGTGGCTACGCAAAAGCATACACTGCGAAAGATGCTCTAGCAGCCGAGAAAGAATCGAAAGATGCCGATCAACCTGAATGACGACATTCTGCTTTTGTTGGACGTGGATGACTTCGCTGTATCAGGGACGTTCACGAAGGCAGACGCATCATCACAGTCCACCATTCTCGGTATCTTTGACAATGAGACCGTCCCAGTTGAGGCGGGCGGGTTTACGACCGTTCACGAACAGCAGCCCCGGTTTACATGCCGCACATCAGACGTTCCGACGGTGGCTGAGGGTGACACACTGCTAATCAATTCTGTGACTTATACAATCCGCGCTTGGGTGCATGACGGCACCGGCGTTACCACTCTCCAGCTTGAGGTGCAGTAATGGCCCATGTGCGCCAGCAGATACGACAGCGCATTGGTGCAGTGCTCTCTAGCGGCGTCACGTTGGTTAGTGGCCGCGTTTACAGATCGCGCGTTTACCCGCTGGACGCATCCAGGCTGCCCGCCATTACAGTGCTGACGGGATCAGAGACATCCAACCTTATGGTTATGGGGTCCAAGACCCTAGACCGCACTGTGAGTATATTCGTAGATTGCTATGTGTCCGTTAAGGATACGTTCGACGATGATGTCGATGCTATAGCTGTCCAAGTTGAAGAGGCCATTGCGGGTGACTTCACGGTCAACGGCTTGGCAAAGACTGCGATCTTGCAGTCCACCGAGATCGACTTCAGCGGAGAAGCGGAAACGCCAATAGGTGTTGCTCGCTTAACTTATGACGTTCGATATGTTACTGCTATTGATAACGTGGAAACGGCCAATTAACAGGAGGCTCCTATGGCTACACATACCGGCAGCGAGGGGACCGTTAAGGTCGGTTCCAATGCTATTGCAGAAATCCGCTCTTTCTCGATTGAGGAAAGTGCAGATACACTTGAAGACACCTCTATGGGCGACACCGCTCGGACCTACAAGTCTTCGCTAACCACCTTCACCGGCTCGGTGGATGTGCTTTGGGATGAGACGGACTCAACCGGCCAAGGCGCTTTGACTATCGGTGCGGAAGTGACGCTGAACCTGTATCCCGAAGGTGATACGACCGGCGACGTTTATTACACTGGCACTGCCATTGTGACTGGCCGCACGATCAACAGCAGCTATGACGGCTTGATTGAGATGTCGATTTCGGTGCAGGGTAGTGGCGCACTGTCTGAAACAACCGTCTAAAGGAGACTGTAAATGAGCATTGCAAAGCAGATCGCAGCTAAACGAGAAGCACAAGATCGCAGCTTTGCAGAGGTCGAAGAATGGGGCGAAGAGGATCAACCTCTTCGCCTTTATTTCGGCACTGTATCAGCGAGAGATATTGAGAAGGTCCAGCGGAAACATAAGGATTTTCTGACCCAGGCGTCTATGGCCGCAATGGTTGAGATGATTATTCTCAAGTGTGAGACCGAGGATGGGGAGCGTGCGTTTTCCCTTGATGACAAGCCGGTCCTGATGGGTGAGCCGGTTGGCGTAATTGCCAAGTTGTTCGGCGACATCTTCAACCCGGAAAGCGTCGAGGATCATGTAAAAAACTGAAGCGCGATCCATTCAGGCTAAATCTTGTCGGGTTGGCGCTTCGGCTCGGCAAGACAATCTCTGAGATTGAGGAAATATCCTTATCGGAGTACAATGAATGGGTCGCTTACTTTAGCGTAATTGAGGAGCAGCAGGGCAATGGCAACTGAAGACCTTACGTTTCGGTTCAATGTTACCGGCAATGCTGTACCTCAGCTAAAGCGAGTTCAGCAGCAGGTCAGTGCGGTTGACCGCCAGATCAAGAGGGGTAATGCGTCCCTCAAAGCGCATTCAGGTCAGTACAATTCTACTGCCGTTGCGGCCAACAAGTTTGCCAAGGGGGCTTTGCAGCAAGCGGGCTTCCAAGTTGGCGACTTTGTTGTGCAGGTCACAAACGGCACAAGCGCCATGCAGGCGTTTGGTCAGCAGGGTGCGCAGCTTGCCGGTGTTTTTGGCCCCATTGGTGCGGTTGTCGGCGCTGGGATTGCTATCTTCTCGGCACTTGCGATTGTGTTTGAGAAGTCGAGGGAGGCTTCAAAAGAGCTAAAGGTCTCTCTTGAGGAACTTTTGTCCAGCGCGGCGCGTTTGAAGGAGATCGGCGCATCAACCTCAAAAATCGCTGAAATTATTGAGCGGGACTTTGCTGGCGCGACGATTGAGGTTCAGGCGCTTGTAGATGCCTTAGTTGAGGCTCAAAGGCTCGAACTTTTAAGAACTTTGTCAGCTTCGTTTTCCGGCGTGACGAGAAACATAGCCGATGCCGCAGACGAAGTTGAGCGGTTGAATGGCCGTAAGGCGGGCTTGCAGGCTCAGTTGCAGTACCTTGATGAAGGTAGCGCACAATACAGACAGATCAGTGATCTTCTCAAAGAGATCAATGGAGATATTGATGCCATTGGCGCGTCTTCAAATGACCTGAACCAAGTTTTCAGTGAGATACAATCACTTATACGCGAAACAGACCCGTTGCTGCTCATTGAGGGTCTTGCTCGTGTAAGGGCTATTGGCGCGGAGATCGGCGGGCCGATTGGTCAGTCAATCGTCCAGAAGGTTGACTCAGCCGCCGAGGAAGCTGGCGTGCTAGAAGCCATGATGGGCAGGGCGGCCATTGAGTTAGAGGAGATTGTTGTCGCCGCGCAGCCGCTTCCCGGCATTCTCTCAGCCGCCGCTCAGAACGCCCTATTGCTGTCACAGCGCCTAGCCGCAGCGCCTGCGTTCTTGCAGAACATGAAGAACCAGGCATCGGTGATGCAGTCTGAAATCATCGCAATCTCTTCAGGCTTTGGGCAAGCAGCAGCATCTGCTGCGGCATTCCGCAAGGAACGTGAATTGTATTACGACCTGGAGAACATTTCGCATTACGAGCAGCGCAAGATTGCCCAAGAGCGCATTGACGATGAGGTTCGACAGTTCGAGGCCAATCAGAAGCTGACATCCAGTTTGACCAATCTGCGCAGCACATTCACAGATGTCGGCTCATCCGGCGGCGCTGCGATGACCAAGATTAAGGAAAAGACGCAGGAACTGTCTCTCGCCATCCAGCCGCTTCAGGAAAAGATGAAGAGTGTGTCTAACACTATCGAGAGCAGCATGGAG